AGGTAAAGAAAGGTCAGCTATCCGGCACATTGTCCACAGAGGCATTGTACGCTGGGCCTGGCGATTCTTCTACCAACTACTTATTTGATGATCTCTTTACCGATTTAATATCTGGTACTGCATTGACTATCAAGTTTACCACAGACGTGCAAGGTGACAATGTCTTTACTATGAGTGCTATTTGTACATCATTAGACTTAAACGCAGGTGTAGAAGAGAATACAAGCTATTCAGCATCCTTCGAGGTTACTGGTGCTATTACAAAAACAGTTAAAGCATAATTTTAAATCCTAACACATGAAAACAATAGTAATAGCCAACACATCCATACCGATTAAATTTGGTATGTATGTGTTAGGTACATTTCTAAGGGAGAGGAAACTTAAATTAAGTGACCTTTCCCTTTTAGGAGAAGATCTCTTACTTGCCCTTGAACTTGCCTTTACCGGTGTTGAACATGGTTACAAAGCGAAGGGGGAGAAATGCCCTTACACTTTACAATCATTCTGCGACTTGGTAGATACAGACATGGGAGGAATAACGCGCATCATGGAAATGATTTCAAATGAGATTTCACCACCAGAAGATGAGAGCCAAAAAAACGTAGTGGCGAAGGAGGAGAGCTCACACTTGAATACATCGAACGCTTTTGTTTCGGAGTTTTAAGATTTCCTCCTTCGCAATACTATGAAATGAGTTTCAGAGAGGTTGTTATAGCCATGCAAGGTTATAACAATCAATTTGAACAACAGGAGCAAACAGAGTGGGAACGAATAAGATGGCAGACAACTTTACTTTTAAATGTTCACACAGCAAAAGGTAAAAGTTTAAAGCCTAAAGATTTAATTGAGTTTCCGTGGGAAAATCCGATTAAGAAAGAAACTAATAGAAGTTTGACAAATAGTGACAAGTCAATATTTGACAAATGGGATAAAGAAGCATAATGGCAATAGGTAAACTACTTTTAAAACTTGGTATTGATACTACTAACCTTGACAAAGAGTTAGGAAAGGTAGAGAAGTCTATGACGAAGTTTGGTAATACAATGAAAAACGTAGGAAGTAATCTTACACAATCATTAACATTACCTATTGTTGGACTTGGCGCAGCATCCTTGAAAGCATTTGCCGACATGGAAAGGCTTGAAGGAGGATTGACTGCTATTATGGGCAGTAGTAAAGATGCGGCTATTGAAATGGAAAAGTTGCGTAAAGTAGCTGAAAATCCTGGTCTTGCATTACCACAAGTTGTTAAAGCGTCTGCCTCTTTGCAAAGTGTAGGAATGGATGCAGATAAAGCAAGAAATGTAATTGAACAATTTGGAAATGCTGTTGCAAGAGCTCAGGGAGGTCCAGAAGAATTTGCAGGTGTTATATATGGTTTAACTCAAATAAGTAGCAGTACAAGTATACTTGCTGAAGATTTAAATATAGTAAAGGAAAGATTACCAGAATTAAACGATATTTTATTAAAAACATTTGGTACAAATACTGCAGAAGGTTTAAGAAACTTAAATATTAGTAATTCAGAATTTGTTGATGTTATTACTAACCAGTTAAGCGTTTTAGAAAGAGCTAATGGTGGTTTAAATAATTCTTTTGACAATTTAAAAGATAATATAAATGCATCATTAGCAGAACTTGGTAAAACTATAAATGAATCACTTAAACTTGAAATTGTATTTGATAAAGTTTCAAAAAAAATACAAGAATTAGTAGATAAATTTAAATTATTAACACCAGAACAACAAGAAAATATTGTAAAAATTGGTTTAATAGCTGCGGCAGTTGGACCTTTAATATTTATATTAGGTCAATTTGCAACATCTATTTCAAGTATAATAACCTTATCAAGAACTTTAATTGCAACTTTTACTGTTTTGTCTGGTGGCACATATTTATTAGTTGCTGCAATAGGTGCATTAGTTGCATATTATGCAACTACTGATGAGGGTCAAAAAAGTTTATCTAAAACTGGTGCTTTACTATCAGAATCATTTGATAGAATTAAAGCAGCATTTCAAACTACGTTAAATTTACTATCTAAATTACAACCTTTATTTGATCTATTATTATTTGTATTTGGTAAAATAGCTGTATTTACTTTTGAAGTAGTGCTTTCACAAATTAATGCAGTATTATCTACTATTAATTTTTTGTATGATGGTGTAATTAAAGTATTAGAAGGTTTAAGGCTTATAAATAAACAAAAGGTTCAACCAAATATGGGTGTTGCAGATAGACCAAGCGGCGCAGGTGGATCATGGGGAGATGAAACAAAAACACCAAGTAAAACACCTCCTAAAGGCCCTCCAGTAATACCAAAAGGGACTCCAAGTAATATTCAAGCTAAAAGTAGTCCTGGTTTAGATGCAATAAGAGAATTACAAACAAATAAAAGTTTTATGGAATTTAATACGGTAAGCGTAAATGCTTTACCGACATTAGATTTAATTCCACAAAAATTAGAAAGTATATCAGCTGCAAATGAAAAATTAAAACAAACTAATTTAGATTTAGCAAATTCATTTACTGCAATAACACACGTTGTAAAATCTGTTGAAGTTGCATTAACTCCAATGCAATCTATATTAGTTGCGGCTACCGATGCCTTTTCAGTCATGGCAATGCAAGGTGAGACAGACATGAAAAAGTTGGGTAGTGCTGCCATACAGGCTGCAAGGATGGTAATCTCATCATACATAAAAGAAGGTGTAGCTGGTATAGTAAGAGGTATATTATCCGGACCTTTGAGTAAAACATTAGGGCCTGGTGCTTTAGCAGTCGCAGGTGCTGCTGGTGCCGGTGCAGCAGTATTGTTTAATACTTTGTTAAATAAGGTTGCTCCTCCTAAACTTGCACAAGGCGGTCTTGCCTATGCACCAACTATGGCAATGGTGGGAGATAACCGAAACGCAAGAGTTGATCCGGAGGTAATTGCACCTTTATCCAAGTTAAAAGGAATGTTAGATGGTGGAGGATCACCTTATATATTAACTACCAGAGTAGCAGGAAGTGATTTACTTGTCATTATGGAAAAGGCAAAAAATATTAATACAAGAATAAGATAATGGCAGCAAGGTACACATCTACATTTTATTCAGAGAAAGGTCGTAAATATTATCTTGTAATTGATGATACTGATTTCTCTGGAGCGACTTATGATGTGGATGTTACAAGTGGTCAGATAGAATGGCAAGCAGATGTTGAAAATGGCTTGGAAAGATATGCACCTATTATTGGTAGTAATTTTAAGTTTAGTATTATTATTGATACAGAACAAAAACAACAATTATTAACTGATTTTTTAACGGCACCAGAAGGAAGGTTTACAATACAGCTTACAGCATACGACACATCTAACGCAGCTAATTTTTATTGGTATGGATATATTCTTGCTGACTTAATAGAATTTGATGACATACCATTAGAGATGGGATATAATTATACTATAAATGCTATTGATGGGATAGGATGGTTAAAAGGTATTGATTATAAGCCAGAAGGTAGTGATATTTATCAAGGGGATGATACTATCATAAATCATGTTAATAATTGCTTACAAAAACTTACATACGTTCAATCAATATATGGTACTAATGTAGGAGTATTAGCAAGTGCATTCCAATGGCATGAAGATAGCTGGACTTATGCAACGACAATAGATCCATTGCTTAGAATGAGAGTTAATCATAAAGTATTTTATACTATTGACAATAAAGGTAATTACACTTACATGAAGTGTTATGATGTCTTAAAAAGAATCATGGTACCTCTTGGTTTAAGATTCTTTTTTTCAGACAGAAAGTTTTTTATGGTTCAGCCTAATACCTATTTAGATTCAGCTGTAACTATTAATATATATTATTTAACATCAACTTTATTACAACAAAGTAGTTTTCAATCAAGTATTGAAAATGACAATTATTCTGGCACAAATAAAATGCTAAGATTTAGTGGTGGTAAGTGGGGATATTATGGACATATAAAAGATTTGGATATTGAATATGAACATATAGCATCGGTAAATTTACTTAGTGGTAAAATATTCAATAATTTAAACACAGAGTTTTTTAATTCTAAAGATCTTGATTATAATAATGATGAGGCTACTATAACATTTACATCTGTAATGAAATATAGGGATAGTCAAGTAGGATCAAGTACCATTGCAGAGCACATAGTAGAAGGTTCTTTTGTCATTGAATTAAGACCTATTGTAGTACCATTAATAGATTTTCGTACGGCTAACCGATCACCAGAAATAACTACATGGACATTAGGTAGTGGATGGACATTTTCCGATGGAGGTGGTGCAGCTCTTGGTTATGCTAAAGCAACTAACGCAACTGGCGATTTGGTTTATACTAATTTTACTCCAACAAACGGTGATACTTATTATGTATCTTTTGGTATAGAGGTTACAAGTGGTACATTAGTTTTAAAAATGGGAGGTGATACATTTAGTATTACGACAACAGGAGAATACTATGAAAGAATAGTATGTGTATCTACGCAGCAATTAACCTTTGATCCAAGTGGTACTTTTAACGGTAAAATAAATTACGTCAAAATTAATCATGTTAAATACTGGCTTAAAAGAGATATTACATATAATGGATTCCAACATACATTTTCTGCTCAAAGTTGGGAACAAACATTTAGTTATTATAAATTTGTAATACCTGGTGGAGCAACTACATTGCCTGCTGCCGGTGGTACGGTTGATAACATTGTGGTAAATTGGACTACACCTACAATGCCAGAAAGTGGTGATGTTGGTGTAAGATTTTTAATTAGCAGAATCCAAACAGCTACTGGCACAGATTTACTTACAAGCTACCTTAAATTTTACGAGTTAGGCAATTTGTTTATGGAACATTTGGCTGCAGGTAATTTAGATGGTCAAAACGATGTTATAGTTTATGGATCATTTAACAATGACACAAGTAGTATTAGCGTTAAAAAAAGAGTGTTTATTGGTGATGGTCCATCTTTAGGTTCACCAGGTGCAATCAGAGTAAAAAATGATAGTAACACATGGCAAATTACAGATGGCACAGGATGGAGAGTTAAAAATATTGGAAGTGGTAAAAACATTAATCAATTATTGGTTAATGAAATTATAAAAGGTCAGTTATTTCCGGTAAGGAAAATGTTAAGTATGTCATTCCAAATATTAGATAATAATAATCCTTGGTATCCTCATGTAGCTATTGAAAATAATAGCGTTAAATATATAATGGAATCAGCTACTTTAGAGTTAAAGAGCGACATAGTACAAGGTACATTTATTGAAATTATAGACCAATCATAATGCCGTATACAGAAAAAACAGTATTGTTTAGAGGTTTAGATTTTGATTCGGGAAGAAATCCTAATCATTCACCTGGTGGAGTAGCAGGCACAGGATCAATTACTCCTACCAATAGTGAGCCAAACACACAAAATAGTAGTGTTACAAAAGTGTTTAAAGAATCGTTTTTAAATAGCAATACTGCAATTTTAACTGTCACTAAAAATAGTGGAGTTTTACCTTCTAATCTTGAACAGTTATTGGTATTCCAAAACGGTCAAGAACTTATTAGCACACAATTCTCTGTTGCTGGTTCAGTTATAACAATAGATTCATCTACTCATTTTGATGGTTCTAATTATGTGATATTCTTTATAATTATATAATGGAAGAGATAAAAGCACCGAAGAAAGAAAGAAAGTTTTTAAAAGCCATGGGCGACATTGCCCTGACCTTGTTCCGTGAGCTTGTTCTTGGCGTCGGGAAGAAGGTCATTAATAAAATAGGCAACAAACGGCAAGGCCTTGTCATTGCTTTTGCATTGGTAGCAGGAATATCTTATGCCTCTGTTGATTCTATTCCATATCCAATTACAGGCAATAAGCAGCGTTTAGGCTGGCAGACTACTGGAAACGGGCTTGTGTGGAGAGGTAGAGTTAACGATACAATTACAAAGCCTACGAGTTATGCAGATAAAAACGTAAAGGCTTATCTTATCCTTGATTCAGTTAGCGGATCTTTATATGTTTTTAAACAAGGTGCCTGGGCAGCTATTACCGGTGCAGGAGGAGGTTTGACGATGCCTTTTGATTCCATTACCTTTAACACGGCAAAGGATGGCACAGTAGGAGTGGGAGAGGTAGAATATAATGATACGCAAGGCTCTTTGATACAAGGTTTAAAAGGTGGTAATGTTACTAATGTTATTGGGCAGCAATTACACCAACGTGTAAACAATCGCACGGGAGCAACACTTAATAAAGGTGATGTCGTTTATTTATCTGGTAGCCAGGGCAACAGGATAACAGTGGCTAAAGCCATTGCGACAAGTGATCCGACATCGGCTAATACCTTTGGCATTGTTGCGGAAAGTATTGCAGACAATCAAAGTGGATATATTATAACAGAGGGATTAATAACAAATATAAATACATCTGCATTAACAGCTGATTCAGCCGTTTATTTATCTGGCACGACAGCAGGCGCACTAACATCTACTAAGCCACAGGCACCTATTCATGGTGTTTACATTGGCGTATGTGTTAAGAGTAATGCTGGGAGTGGAGAAGTATTTGTAAAAATAAGGAATGGACAGGAATTGGATGAGCTTCACGATGTCCAAATTACATCACCAGTTGACAGGGCTTCTTTGTATTATAAAAGTAGTGATGGATTATGGAGAGATACAACGGCAACACTTTTAGTAAGTGATACTGCCTCTATGCTATCTAACTACGCTACCAAAGCCTATGCAGATACCACAGGCAGATTTTATGCAAGGCAAGAATTTAGAAGTGTATCTTCAAGCACTCTGACATGGACACAAAGCGATACATTAGTTGTAAATGATACTACATCTTTACAAGTTTATAGAAATGGTCAAATACTTTTGCCTAATCAATACACAGTACCAACATCAACAAGTATAGTAATTGCAGCAACATCTTATAAAGCAGGTGAAAATTATACAGTAATTTTACCTCGTGGTGGCGGTGCAGGAAGTGGTGGAGGATCGGGAAGTTTAACATCTATTTCAGCAGGTACTGGCATTGTTGTATCACCTAATCCAATTACTACCACGGGCACAGTTTCCGCAGACCTTACTGTAATGATGGAGCTGACAGATACTACATTATTAAACCTTGCTACAAGATTTGCAACAAAGCAAAATAATATTACTTTAACTACCACCGGAACAAGTGGCGCATCTACTTTAGTAGGTTCTACTTTAAATATACCACAATATAGTGGAGGAGGCACAGGCACAGTTACCAGTGTAGCAAGTGGCTATGGCTTACTTGGTGGGCCAATAACAACTACTGGCACATTAACAGTAGATACTTCCACAGTTTACGACTTTGTAAGAGATAGCATTGTAGCAGTTGAAATAGGAGGAGATACAATAAAAATACTGAAACAAGAATATACACCTGCCACAACAGACACATTAACCTGGACAGTGACAAGTAAATTTCCTATCCAACTACGACAGTTCATCCTCCTTTTCCGAAATGGACAGTTGTTACTAAATGACCAATTCAGCATCCTTGACACAAACAAGGTTGTAGTTGCAGCATCATCTTTTAAACTTGGCGAAAATTATACATTGGTTACCGTTAGTGGCATTGGCTCTGTTTCCTCTGCGCAAAGTAATCCTATTTATCCAGAGGCAGGCATAGCTTTAAGCACAGGCACAACATGGACAACAAGTATTACAAATAATAGTACAAATTGGAACACAGCCTATACAGATAGATTAAAATGGGATGGAGGTAGCACAGGACTTGTAGCAGCGACAGGGCGAACAAGTTTAGGAGGCACAACCATCGGGCAATCTATGTTCATCTTAACAAATCCCTCTGCCATTACCTTCCCTCGTTTTAATGCTGATAACACAGTAGATGCAAGGAGTGCAGCTAATTTCCGGATTGATATCGGAGCAGGCACCGTAACAAGTGTTACAGCATCGGGCACGGCTGGAAATCCAATATCAATAACAAACAACACGACTACACCTGTTATAGAATTATTAAGTGCTACAACATCAAGAAGTGGTTATCTAACATCAACAGATTGGACAACATTTAATAATAAGTTTGCATTTACAGATACAAGTAGTTTAAATCTTACATCAAGATTTTCTAC